AGTGGGTCCGCCTTGCCGTGCTGATGGAACGTGGATTCGAGATGGAGGATGCAATCGAGTGGGTCGCCGAGCACGGTCCGACGCTCAAGCACCCGACCGAGCTTGCTACGGCGCCGGTCGACCTTCCGGGATCAGAGGTAGTCGTGGAGACTGCCGACGAGACGACTGCTGACGACGAAGCTACCCCAACGACTGAGACGGAGGAGTAATCATGGACCCAAGAGTTACCGGATGGTTCAGCTGCCAGCCACCCAAGTACGTGGACGTCGTGACGGTCTGCCGGCCGCAAGAGGATGCGCAGACGTGCGACGCGCGGCACGAGCTGACGGTCGCCGCAGTCCAGTTGGCCTTCCCGCCGAACTAGAAAGGCGCCGCGCTGATAACTCCGGCTCAAGGAGATCAACGCAGCGCCAGGGAAGACCGTGGAGCGGCATGACATCGCTCCACGACCTCCGAGCCCTCAGCCTTTGAAAGGCCGGTTTCTCGGCTGAAGGTTTAAGGCTCGCGCGTTCCGAAGACGCGAGCGTATTCCTGTTGAGCATCGAGGACGCGACCATCGGTGATGCGGCGCTCGCCGCGCGCGATTGCATCCTCCAGGGTTAGCATCTCGTAGGCAACGGCAACGCGCTCTTCGCGGGCAACCTGTTCGTTCCAGATAGGCGGCGCGAGAAGGAACGCACTGGCCAGGATCAGCGCGTCGGCTGGAACGAACCTGTAGGCTTTGTGCGGCTCAGTGCGTTCGAGAAGGAAGAGCGCTGCTCCGTAGCAAAGGACCGCAGCGCAGACCCAGGCATCGGCAGGCACGTTCGGCATGAAATAAAAGGGAGGCATTGGATTTCGCTCGGGTGTGTGGTTCGAGGCACCATCAACGTACCCTAGATGTCTGGAACAGGTCCTATCGGTCTTCGGTAAGTTTCGGATCATCGAAGGCCCCTAGGGCGCACTGGGGCGATCGGATGGCGGTCAGCATGATGCCCTTGACCTCGATGCCGAGCCAAGGGCCGGCGCACCGACGTCGCCCAACGAGCAGCGCGACGCGCGTGACGCCCATGCGCCGGATGGGGTCGAGCATGTCCTCGCTCAGAACGTCTGCGAGTTCTGCGTAGCCTCGAAGCTCGAATGTCTTGCAGCCAAGCTTTACGGTTTGGTCCATCTTGCCTAATGAGATCCCAGTATCGCGTCTTTTCAGTGTCGCCATTCTAGAGTTCCCGGCCGCCGTGATCATCGTCGATGACGAGGGGATCGTTCAGGACCTGAACGATCACTTCTCGAGTCGGATCGGGTACTCGCGAGCCGACCTCGTTGGGCGGCCGGTGACCGGATGCATCCCTGACGACGTCAAGGACAAGCACGACTCGTACCTGACGACCTACTTCAAGAGGCCGATGTCGAGGAGCATGGGATCTGGGCGCAGTCGAGTTCGGATTAAGTGCGCGAACGGCGTAGTCGTCCCAGCGGAGATCGGTCTCATCCCATGCCCCGGTGAGGACTGCGCGGCAGCCGTCGTCTCGCCCCTCGCGCGCCCGGGACAGGGGAAGGCGTTCCGCCGACGGTTGGCCCTCGGAATGTTCTTCTTGGTTCTCGGCATCTCGCTGACGACCTTGGGTCAGACCGTCGAGTGGCTATCGGAGCTACCCGATGGTCAGATATTCATGGGGGCCGGAGCCACCCTGCTCTTGGGGCTCGCACCATCGATCGGCGAGAAGGGTGACGAGGGTGCTTAGCAGAACGAGATCCCGACGATGAAGATCAGGAAGAGGACGACCCCGGCGGTGAATTCGTTGAGGGGTGAGGTGTCGGGCTTGTCGTCCCAGTCGTCGTTGGTATTCATTTTTTTTCAGTTCCAGGTGTGTTGTTTGCGGCATGAGGCCAGGTCCCAACCCTCGGCGAGCTGACGTCCACGATGGATCATCAGCATGCTCACCGGCCAGTATGTCAGGACAACTTCGTCCCTGTAGTGGAAGAGCCGCAGGCAGTTAGCGTGGGCGAAATCCATCAGGATGCTTGCCTGAAGGAAGTGCCCCTTCTCGGTCGCTGCCTCGGCGTCTCGGAAGAGGCGCTTGATCAGCTTCGAGTGCTCTGAATAGTGATCGGTCTCTCTGGGGTGGATGGCCACAAGCAGGACTATCGACAGCTCTTGGCTTGTTATGGGAGACAAAAAGGGGAAAACTGAGTGGAGTGTCAGACCCGGCAATAACAGCGGACATCTTCAGGCGGCACGGATCGATGCTCCGCCCGGTCTGGCAGAAGGTGATGGGGGGGCAGCGGGACCAGATGCTGGCCTTGAAGGCCGGATCCCGCTTCTTTAGGTACGCTGAGCACCCGAACCGCCTAATGCGGGAGGTCTTCGACAAGCAACCCTGGGGGGCGGAGGAGAGCCCCACGGGACACCCAGGTCAGCAGCAGGTGCTGCGCGACCTGATGGATCCAACCATCACGGAGATCGTGCTCGGGGGAGGCCGTGGGACGGGCAAGACGGGGCTCGCCGCGATGTGCGTGTTGATCTGGGAGCACACCGCGAAGAATCGAGTGTGCGTCACCACGGCGCCACGATTCCAGCAGGTGAAGGACGGGGTCTGGCGCGAGATCCGTGAGCTGCACGGCGAGGCATCTATCGGCAAGGAGAAGCCGTTGGGCAAGTGCGACAACACGAAACTCGACATCTCGCCGGTCTGGTTTGCGATCGGAACGAACAGCGACAAGCCGGACAACCTCCGCGTCTACCACGGGCAGGGCGGCGTGCTGTTCATTGCTGACGAGGCGCCCGGCATCCCCGATCCGATCTACGACGCGGCGGACGGATTCCTCACCCAGGAGGGCTGCAAGAGCCTCTACCTCGGAAACCCCGTACGGCGCGCGGGAAGGTTCTGGGAGCTGTTCCGGCCGCACGTGATGCCGAACGGATCGTTGCCCGAGCCGCGCGTGCGCGTAGGCAATCGGGTGCTCTACCAGATGTCGGCGTTCGACTCACCCCTCGTGACTGAGGACTGGGTCGAGGCGCGGAGGAATCAGTACGGGCACGACTTCGCCGACGACCCACGCTGGTACTACAACGTGCTCGGGGCATTCCCTCTCGAGTCCGAGAACGACCTGATCAGCTACGGGCTGCTTGAGCTGTCGAAGGAACTGCGCCCTGGAGTTGGGGATCGACACATCGGTTTCGATGTCGCGAGGATGGGTGCAGACAAGTGCGTCGCGCTGCTCCTCGTCGATGGGGTCGTGAGGCAGGTCTACCGATGGGGTAAGCGGAAGCTCCACGAGAGCGCTGCCATACTGGCTCGATGCATGCAGAAGTGGGATGTAGAGCCCGCAAACGTACACGTAGACAGCATCGGGGTCGGGTCAGGTGTCTGCGACTGGTTCCGAGACCACGGAATGGTCCTCGACGAGGTCAACGTCGCGAAGAATCCCCAGGGAGACTGGATCCACCTCACGGGGCACAAGCTGATGTTCGCCAACCGCAGGGCGGAACTCTTCTGGGTGTTGCGGCGCCTACTCGAAGATGGGAGCCTTTGCATTCCTGAGCAGTGGTCCGCGCTTTGGCAAGAGCTTACTGCGATCGAATACAAGTACCGAGTCTCGGACAACGCTTTGCAGATAGTACCCAAGGAAGAAACGAAGAAGATCCTGGGCAGGAGTCCGGACGACGCCGACGCGTTGGCCTTGGCTCACTCGCGAGTGTTGATCCGAAATAACCGCACTCGCCTCGTGGGTGCCAGCCGCAAGCGGGCAAGCTGATGGCGTTGCACTCCGATCGGGAAGGTGGCTTCGCAGGTTCCGGGCGACAGAAGTCGCAGAGCTACCAAGAGTGGGCAAGCTCAAAGCCGAACCCGGTGAAGTGGGGCGCCTTCAACACTGAGTCGCTGTCCGCGCCGTCCAAGCAGGACGGGTGGATCTACGGCGCAATGCGTCACATCAGCAACGGTCTCGCGAAGGTGCGCCCTGAGTTCGTAGATGGCGGCGACGATGGATTGCTCGATCCGGATAACCAGGCGCTGCCGTCAACTCATGAGATCCCCGCGCTCTGGGGGCTAGCCAACCCGACGAAGAGCACGCGCGGGTTGCAGGTCCAGTACGGTCTCTACCTCTCGCTCTGCGGCGAAGCGGTCGTGACGTTCTGCGACGCGGACGGTCGCGCAGTCCGTCCGTTCAACGATCAGCCCGATTCGCTCATCCCGCTTCCGCAGCAGATCTACATCATGCGCGGCGGGAAGGACAAGCTCCGCCTGAAGTTCGGCAAGACGGGGCAGCCGATAGCCTGGGAGGCAATGGGTTCGAAGGGCGCATTCGATATCCCATACGCGTCAACGGTTCCGGTCTTCTACGAGGACCCTGACAACCCGCTTCGCGGCGCCGGCCCGATGGAGGCAGCCTTCGGTGCTGCCGCGCAGAACTACCTGATCGGAAACTACAACCAGAAGCTCGTCTCGAAGGGTGGAGGCCCTCGCGGGATAGTTGAGTTCCCGCCGCTCAGCAAAGACCCATCGAGCGCGCTCCTCACCGAGCCGCAGTTCGAGCGCGCGCAGGCCGAGGTCTACGAGGCGTTCGATTCACCCGAGGCCAGCGGGCAGACCAAGGTCCTGCACGGTGGTGCGAAGCACAAGGACAACACGATCAAGGGGCGCGAGGCTGCTTGGCCAGAGCTGAAGGACCAGAACCGCAAGGAGATTGGAGCGGCATTCGGCGTGCCCGATTCGCTGCTCGGCATGGGCGCCTCAAACTTCGCCACCTTCAACGGGGAGCGTCGGATCTTCTGGGAGGTGACGCTGCTACCGATCCTCGACCTGATCTCGGACGCGTTCAACTCGAGCTTCTTCCCGCGCATGCAGGACTCGCGGTTCCGCAACGTCCGGATGCGCTATCCGGTCGGACAGATCGAGGCGCTCCAGGGTGAGCTGTCCGAGCTGGTCAAGGGCGCGCAGGTGCTTCAGATGATGGGCGTCCCGCTCGGGCAGGCCCTGGCGACGGCGAAGATCGCGAGCGACCCCGTCGAGGGCGGAGATGTCCCGATCATCTCCGGCGGGTGGAGCCGACTTGAAGACGCGACGTCCGAGCCGGCGCCTGAGCCCGACCCTGTGGTCCCGCCGCCGGCGACACCTGATGAGCCGGATGGCGACGAGAAGACCCTCGGCGCCGTACGTGGGTTTACGCATGTTCCACGTGGAACACGTTTTGTGGATCGCGGACCGGATTGTGAGTGGACACCCGAGAACCAGGTCAAACGCCGCGCGTCGCCCCCTCCAGCCCCCGTTCGGGAACAGGAGGGCGATGGGCAGGATCAGGAGGGCGCTCTCCACACAGCGGCGGAGAGGCGCAAGTACTGGGAGGAGCAGGAGGAACTTGAGCGTGCGGTCGAGGGCCGCATGACCCGGGCAATCCAGAACGGGTTCCGGGGCATGCGCAAGGCGCAGCTCCGGCATCTCACTGAGCTGGCCAATTCGGCGAAGGGCGCCGTCGGGGACGTGCGGGCGTCCAGCGCGGGGGGGGCGCGCGCGCTCAGCGCGGACGACGCGCGGGCATTCGACGACCTTGCCGAGGCGTGGCTGCTCGACCTTGCCGAGGCACGCGAGCGCTATCCTGATGGCGTTGAGGTCGAGGTACAGAGCTGCTGCGGCGAGTTCCTCTACCGGACCCCCGGAAGGTGGCAGCCGCGCATCGAGAGCTGGGAGAAGAAGCTCAGCCTGATCCCAGGATCGGCCGCACTCCTGGCGCCGCAGTTCCTGGGACGGGTGGCCAACCTAACTCCGGACGAGATCGAGCAGCTGATCGTCATCGAGGACGCGAAGCTGATCGAAGCGCTCTCTGGGAAGATGGCTCCGAGCTACCTGCTCGCCGCGCAGCGTGCAGTCGAGGCGCTCGAAGGGGTGGCTGGGTTCTCGACGGACATCCTCGACTCTGCAGACCTGCTTCGGTTCCTCAAGGACAAGCCGATCAAGGTCGCCGAGGGCATCACGAGCACGCTCGCGAACCGTGTCCGCACGGCGATCATCGAGGCGATCATCTCGGCGGACGTTCCGCTTTCGGTCGGTGGCGTTGCGCAGAAGATCCGCGACGCGCTCGGCGCCGTTCAAGCAGCAACGCGCGACGAGTTCAACCGCGCTGGACGTCGGTCAGTCAACATCTCGCGCACCGAGATCGGGCAGACCATGGGGACCGCTCGATACAAGACCGCTGTCCGATTGCACGACGAGGGCCTCGTCGATGCGACGCAATGGATCGCCTCGGGCGACGGTCCGAAGCCCGGCGGGCTTACGCGAGACTCGCATCACGCCGTCGATGGTCAGATTCGTCCAATCGGCCAGCCGTTCATCCTCACGCACGCAACGCGGGGGACCGCAGAGCTTCTCTATGCGAAGCAGCCTGAAGCACCGGGATGGGCAATCATTTCCTGCCGCTGCAAAATGCGTGAGATCCTCAAACAACTAAACGAAGTCCAAGCAGGATAACCCCATGGCTCTTTCCCTACTCGACCGATACGTCCTGGGCGCCGTTGACCGCAGGGAGTTCGCGGAGATGGATCCGCGCGAGGTCATCAAGATCAAGCAGCAGGCGCCGTTCCTGATGCGCGCCGTAACCAAGGCGCGCGTCGGTCCGATCGACGAGGACCGCATGACCGTCGACTACCTCGCGAGCGTCGAGGTGATCGATCGCATGGGGGACATCCTGCGCGTCAAGCCGGGCAACTCGAAGGCCGACCCCGCGGTCTCGACGCGCGGTCTCGACCCCACCGACTGGATGCGGATGGGCGGGCAGTTCTTCTGGTCGCACATGAGCGACCGGTTTCCGATCGGGAACGTCGAGACGGTCAAGACTGTCTCGCGAGCGGTGTCGATCACGAACTCGCGCGGCGTCGTGAAGGACCGCAAGGTCCCATCCAGCCTCCAGCGCGTTGCGTACATCGAGGACATCGGAGACTTCAAGTTCGGCTCGCTCGTCTTCGAGCTGGTGAAGGCCGGCAAGATCGGGTCGGTCTCCGTTGGCCTCGTGCCCAAGGAGATCGAGTTCCTCAACCAGAAGGACATCGAGGACTTCAACGGTCCAGGGTTCGGCTTCGACATCCGAGGCTGGGACCAGATAGAACTCAGTCAGGCTCCTGTCCCAGCGAACCAGTTCGCTGTCGTTGACGGCATGGAGAAGCATCTCCAGAAGTCGATCGACGAGCTGGTCGACGGGGGCCAGGTCTCGGCCGCGCTCGCGCGCGACTTCGAGCGGTGGATGCCCTACAGCCCCGCGCACATGGGTGAGATGCTGCACGCGAAGGTGCGCAGCTTCTTCGACATGAAGCGGATCACTGAGCCGGTCCCAGACGAATGGGCCGCGCCTGAGATGGCAACGCAGCAGCGCGATGTCGAGATCGAGGTCGCCGAGACCAGGGACACGCCGGAGCCGCTGACCCTGTCTGTGAACGAGGACACAGAGAACCAGCTCTACCGGGGCTACCAGGTGGTCGCCGAGCTGACCGATGCGCTCGGGTCCTTGATCGAGGACCTCGAAGGCCAGCGAGCCGCTCGAGAGAACGCTCCGGCTGCTGAGGCTGGACAGACGGAGGATGCCGAGCGTAGGCTTTTGTCACGCGCTCGTACTGTCCTAGGGCAGATCGGGCGAATCGTCGGCGGTGACGCAGAGGGCCGTGCCATTGAGCACCTTGAGCCCGAGACGTCCGGTTCCGCAGGCGGAGATGTCGCAGCGCAGTCATTGTTGACCGCGCCTCCTACCAACATGGACTCGGTTATGGCGAGGGTGCGCAAGGCGTACAAAGCTGACTGAGTTCTGATCTCCGACCAAGTGAGAGCATTCCGATGCCGGACCTGATCTTTCCCCCGGGCTACCAGCCCGCCGCCAATCCCGCCGCAGCTCGCCAGCCCGAAGCTGCTCCTGCTACCCCAGCGGTCGCTACCCCAGCGGTCGCTCGCCAGGCCGTAGCTGCTCCAGCAGTCGCGCCCGTTACGGCGCCTGTTACGGCGCCGGCCGTGGCAGCTGCTCCCGTTGCATCCGCTCCTCCGGGCGGAACGTACCTTGAGCCGACGCGCGCAGCTGGCGGTTTCTCCAATCTCGATCAGCTCGGTGATACGATCCTCGCGGAGATCCGCGCTGCCGAGGCGCGGACGTTCGAGAACCTCGGAGTCATCCGAGGCAGTGTCGCCGACGTCTCGACCCGGCTTACCGGGCTCGAAGGGCGCATGGACGGCATGGAGCGCGGCACGGCGCCGCACGCGCCGGACGTGGGCTCCCACCGAGAGCTTGCGCAAGCGGTTGGCCAACCCGCCGCGGACGCGCAGCGTGAGCGCACAGCCAACGTGTACGACGGCTTGACGGCGCGCGAGGGCACCGATCTCAAGAGCTTCAACATCTGCCGCGCGCTTTACGGGCACCTGATGAAGTGGAACACCCCGGCTCTTCGTAACGGACCGGAGTACCGGATGGTGATGGCTGGCATGGAGAAAGCCCAGCAAGCCGACACGGACAGCCTCGGCGGGTTCCTCGTTCCCTCTGAGTTCAACGCGACTCGTCTGATCCCGGCGCTCGAAGCTCGGGTCATCGCGATCCAGCTCGGCGCTACGGTCATCCCCGACATCGTGGGAAGCCCGTGGGAATCGCCGAAGGTGACCGGAACTCCCTCTGCTGGGTGGGTTGGTGAGGGCCAAGTCATCGGGTCGACCGAGGTCCCGTTCGGTCAGATCAAGATGACTCCGCACGGTCTCTCGCGAGTCGTCAAGATGACGAACCGCCTTCTGCGCCAGACGAGTGGTCAGGCGCAGAACATCGTCCTGGAGCATCTCGCGCGAGCGCTCGCGCGCGCGCTCGACGTTGCCGTCATCAAGGGAACCGGCGCCGCCGGCCAGCCCGTTGGTGCCATCAACCAGGCCGGCGTGCAGTCGGTTGACTGGTCTGCGGTGATTCCCGCTGCTGCGACGAACTACGCTGGAAGCGTGACGCTTCAGACTGTGACCAACGCTCTCGAAGCGATGGTCGGCAAGCTGGACGACGCCGACGCTCTCGACCTGGGTGGTCGCATGGGTTGGGCCATGGAGCCCTCCGTCAAGCGCTACCTGCGTTCGTTCAAGGATGCGACCGGACGCCCGGTGCTCTTCGACACGGCCGACCCGGCGAACACGACCGGAAGCCGCACGTTGCTTTGGGACCACCCATTCGCATCGTCTTCGCAGCTCAGCGCCGGCGCCAATGCCGACCTGATCTTCGCCAACTGGTCGACTCTGTTGATCGGTCAGTGGGGAGGCGTCTCCCTCGACATCTCGACCGAGGCCGGTGACGCATTCACCACGCACTCCACCCTGGTCAAGGCTTACATGGAAGCGGACGCCACGACCGAGCACGTCGAAGCTTGGTGTGTCGCCAACGGAATGGACGTCGCCACCAACGCGATTATCCCGCTCTAATCCACGCTTTCCAGCTAACCAACTACCAGAAGGAAACAGAAAAATGGAAGGCAACTTCGCGGACAACTTCAACGCCGCAAACAACTGGATCGATGGTCAGACAGGCGCGCAGGCGGGTCTGTTTGCTGTTGACTCTCGTCTCTACGATCGGATCTCCATGGTCCTGCTCGGCAACGCAGCGACGGCGTTTACCGTCGCTCTCATGCACGCCGATGACGACGGTTCTGGTTCGCCTGGATCGTTCACTCAAGCCGGTTCTGCCATCACGGTCGGAACGGCTGTGGGCGGAGCTGTTCCACGCGTCCTAGACATCAAGATCGACGAGCTTGGCGAGGCCATCCCGGGGACCCCGTTCAAGCAGTGGCTCCGCATTGACGCGCTCTCGGGCACGTCGGATGGGTGCCAGCTGGTCTTGCATCCACGCCGCAAAGATGAAGCGACCACGCGTGTTCCGGCAGCCCAGGTGACTGAGTTCCCGGCACGCCTGACCGTGTAGGGTAGTCCTCCCCCTTGGGGTCTCGTCGCTCACTCAACCAGGCGGCGAGACTCCTTCCCATCCAAAGCATCGACCCATACCGAAGCCATGCCAATTCGCTCTCAGGAATCCATCGTCCCGAACGCGGATGGCGAACTCACTTTCGGTGCAATCTCGGTCGGGGCTGTCGCTGACGGCGCGCTCCCGTTGGACATGGCCCCAAGCGACATGGCCGGATACGATTCCGCGGTCATCACAGTCTCTGCGCTCGCGGCTAGCGCGACGCTTACGGTCGAGCTGATCACAGCTCCCACAGCGACTGGTCCGTGGACGGTTGTTCCAGGATCGACCATGGGTCCGATCAATCAACGTATTAGCTGGTTGGTGCATGCTGAGTCACTCGCAGAGAGGTTCGTTTCTGTCCGGTGGGGCAAGACAGGAGGAACAGCAACGGCGGCCGGAGCAGCGGCATGCATCACGAAGCTCGACCCCGTTCGAGTGGACGCACGAACACCCGGCGGTGGATTCGATTTCATCGTCGACTCGTTGTAGGCGGCGAAAGTCGCCTTCAGAAACTAGGAGGAACCTGAATTGCCAACAGCAAAACGAAAGACACGCTCGAAGCGCGACCCAGCGGTCGCGCCGAAGATCCCCAAGAACGAGACCACGGTCACGGTGGACAGGAGCGAGGAGGTCCTCGACCCGCCGAGCATCAAGGTACGCACGTTGCGAGTGCTGCCCGGACGCGCGCTTCTGTGGCCGGACAACTCGTTCCGAGGCGACGGCGACAGCGACTACGCTGTTCGTTCGGATGATCCGTTCATCAAGGACTTCATGCACAACCTCGTCGAGGTCAAGGATGGCGACGATGTGCAGCCAGACGACTCACGCAACTGGCCCAACCAGTGGCGAGTGCAGGCTGCTCAGATTAACGGGAAGTTCGACATCGTGACGCGGACGAATCCTCGAGAGGATGCGGTTGAGGCTCAGCGTGAGAGCGTGGACAGCGTGATCCCCGGCGAGGTCGTTGACGATGACGATGCCGACGATTCCGACTCAGTCGACGGTGTCGTCGATGACGAAGAGATCCCGGACG